TGGAACGATCCAGATATGATTGCTAAATGCAATGATACATTGATCCCACATTTCACATTTAATCCTGATTATACCTTTGGTATATCAATTGCAGTTATTACTGTTTTGTTAGCAGGGTATGGTGTATATAAAGGATTCTTTGCTAATAAAAATTTAACAGACCCTTGGGATGATCATGAAGATTAATACTCAAGGAATGTCATATGGGGATGGTGGTAGTGGTAGATCTATTGAAGAACAACGTGCTGCTATTCCACCTATGAAGGTGGAGAAAATGAATCTCATATCGGACGCACTCAAGGTAGAGTTGAAACAACTCATCAATGAAGTTCTAGATGAAAGAGAGTATCAAAAAAAACTAAATGGTCCTTATGATATGTACACTTTAGACGAACTACAGGAGTAATATGGAAAAGGATGATTTAAGATCTCAAATCAATGATATCATAGAAGGTGAAATTCAAAATGGTATTAATGATTATCTAGAAAATGAATTAGAAAAAGAAAAAACTCAAGGACTTGGTTTTGTTTCTTCAGATGAAGAGAAGAAATTGAAAGTCAAAATTTATCAAGATCAAGTTGATAAAATTATTAAAGAGTATAATAAAATTAAAAAAAATAAAAAATCAAATATAAGTCAAATAAAAAGACTTGGACTATTAGATAAAAATGGTAATCCTTTATGATGACTAAATTAATTGAAAAAAACGATCCACAGTATTTTACTCAAACCACTAACATACCATATGATCGGCATCATTATAAAATAGTTTCTAAAACTAAAACAATAGTTGTAGAATCTTGGGATGAAGTACAAGAATATTGGTGGAATAATTGTCATTCCCCATCAATTCAAAATACAGTTATTGAAGTTCTTGATAAACCAAAGAAAAAATCTAAAGGTTTTTCCTAATTGTGAAAATTATGAAACACATACTATTTGATTTAAAAAATTGCCCTTCTAAACTATTAGATGATGCAAGATTTGTTCGCAACAGTTTATTTCATGCTGCTATACTTTCTAAGTCTGAAATTATTAAGATAGATTATCATCAGTTTCATCCACAAGGTGTGACTGCTTTTGCTATGCTTGCTGATAGTCATATTAGTATTCATACATGGCCAGAGAATGGTGTTGCAAAATGTGACATTTTTACATGTAGTGATAGATGTGAACCAGAAAAAGCAGTAGAATACTTAGGTGAGGCACTTGAAGCAGAGAAAATTGACTCTGACACTTTTGATAGATTATTATGAAAAAGTATTATGACATTTATAAGGAACAACCTTATAAAGGATACATGAGGGGTAACATGGAGAACAAGATTAGTATGACTGTATTGTGGATTTATCTTGTTATATTTGCTGCCATGTTTGCTCGTGGTCTTATATTATTTTTATCATGAAGGAATTTGATTATGAACTCGATTGACGAAAAGTATGTTACAATGAGAAAAGAATGGAGATTGAATGAGTGACTTTATATGGGTTGAAAAATACAGACCCACTACAATTGAAGAATGTATTCTCCCTGAAGGTATCAAAAAAACCTTTCAGGATTTTTTAACTGCAGGTGAGATACCAAATATGTTATTGTCAGGTCCTCCAGGTATAGGTAAGACCACAGTAGCAAAGGCATTATGTAATGAATTGGGAGCAGATTTTTATGTCATTAATGGATCGGATGAAGGACGTTTTCTTGACACTGTTCGGAACAACGCAAAGAACTTCGCATCTCCCGTCTCTCTTACGAGTGACTCGAAACATAAAGT